TATGTAGACTATAATTATTCATCCTCCTGGTAATGAATTACGATAATTGGAAACTATCCAATCCACAAGACGATGGCTGTACCTCTGACGAGGTTACCAGCTGTTGTGGTGTGGAACAGGAAACAACTGGAGCAAGTAATTGCTGTGACGCTAAATTTTGGGCAGAAACAGATATTTGTAGTGATTGTAAAGAACACGCTGACGAATATATGATCTGTTCTAAATGCGAAGAAGACGATTCACAATATGAAATGATTAGTGAATACGAATATAACGAACGCAGACGAGAGGATGCACAAGAACATAATAACGATGAATAATATAATAGCAGAATTTATGGGATATGAAAATTTAGGTACATTGACTAAACCTATGTATGAATATGGAGAAAGTGGTGGTTGTAGAAGTTTAGAAGACTTATGGTATCACGAATCTTGGAATTGGCTTATGCCTGTAATTATTAAATGTTTGAAGATTGGTGCAAATGTACCTGTTGAAAAAATTTATCATAGTTTACATACACAGGACTTATCATTTGCTTACAAATCAGTAGTAGAATTTATTAACGAATATAAAAAAGAAAATAAATTATGATTAAAGACATAAGAAAGTACTGGACTAAAGAAGTTGCAAAAAGACTTGAAGGTCGCACTATCGTTAAGATAGAATATATGCCTGAAGAAGAGGTAAAAGAATGGATGTGGTATAAAACACCAGTCGTAATACATCTTGACGATGGCGGTATGCTTATACCGTCCATGGATGATGAAGGTAATGATGGTGGTGCTATCATAACAAACTATGATAAACTAGGAACAATACCAGTAATATGAAACTAAAATTAATGGTGCGACAGATCTACTATAAAGTAGGTATGATCGAAATAGATATGCCTAATTTATTAGATGATGAAGGTATACATTCTGAAATACAAAATTGGCTTTATGCAAATGAAGATCTGTGGATTGATAAACTCGCAGAAAACATGGACGAATGTTCATTAAATCACGGTTTTGGTATGGATGATCTGACTAGTTGGACAGATAATACAGAAGAAACTGAATACTTATACGAACTGCCTAACGGAAACGGAGGTCACATTTAATAAATATATTATGAATAACGAAAAGATTTTTAACGCATTGTACAATACTAACACAGCTTGGTCTGTACAAAAAGAACCATTGTTTACACAAGATGGAAAACAAACACAAAGTTACGGTCTATTTAGATCTGACAACAACGCCTGGTTAAGTACTGTAGGCGAAAGATACGTTCCTATGCAGAACGAAGAACTAGCTGAAATTATGGTTAGAATACAAAACAGGTTTGGTGGTAACATCAAAGGTGGTGCTATGGGTAGAATAAGTGGACAAAAAGTCTACTACCAATTGTCATTAAAAGATTACAACATTAATGGTGACACTTTAAAACGTCACATTACTTGTCTTAATTCACACGATGGCTCACATTCTATTGGGTTTGGTTCTACCAACACAGTTATATCGTGTGCTAACACTTTTCACATGGCTATGAAAGACTTATCTAAGTTTAGACATACTATGAGTGCATCGCAAAGATTGCAGTTTGCTGTAGACGAGTTTGAAAAAGCTCTTGTTCTTGACGACAATCTTATGCTTACATATAAAGCTATGAACAGGGTTCCTGTTGATCAAACTATGATAGAATCTGTGATGAATAAAATATTCAAAGTAGATATGAATAGTAAAGCATCAGACAATTCTACACGTAAGAAAAACCAAATTAGTGATTTTGGCAAAGCTTTGTCACACGAAATTGGAGCAAAAGGTAATACCCTATGGGGATTATTTAACGCTGTAACCTATTATACTAATCACATTGATAATAAAGGTGAAGAAAATCTTATGACAGGTTCTGGTTATAAAAAGAACTTGATAGCTTTTAAAACCATTGAGGATAAATTAATGGAAAAAGGAATGTTAATTAATTTACAAGAAGTATAATGGATATTAAAGAACATAAAGTAACTGTAGCAAACTACGACTCTAATTCGGAAAATGATTTAGAATATCATGACTATATTTATGATATAATGAATGCTTTAAAAGATATGAGTTGTAGCGTTTGGGATATAGAAGTTACAAACGTCAACTGGCGCGGACAAACAGGATACATGACATCAAGTGATCCTGAAAAGATAGCACATGCATTGCTTATGCATGATGGACGCTGTCGCACAGAAGTGTGGATGGATGGTGACGGACTCTCAGGAGTCTGTTATCACCATGACGCACCTACTGGATCTTGGTTTACAATAACAATAAATAACGATTAATTATGGGAGCAACAACTTTTGGAATGCACACAGTTGGTAAGTTTAAAAGCGCTAAAGAAGCGTATAACGATCTTTGTGAAGAAGCTTTACATGAATATGGACATGATCCGTATTCAGGAACAATAGCAACAACTAATGGATTTTTTGTTGTAGAAAATCACCCAAGAGTCAATACTGCAAAGTTTGATGATTGGAAAGGTAACTATCTCGATGAGTTAGAAAAACGTGAATGTGCTTGCGTACCAATTACAGGAGCAGCCCTGAAAAAGATGAAAGATAATTCTAGATACAAAGGAAAGAAAGGTGTAAAAGCATTTTATTTCTTTGGCTGGGCAGCAGAATAACTATGAAAAAGTTTAGAATAGTTGTAGATAGAATCTACACAACAACCATAGAGGTTGAGGCAAGTAATATAGATTTATTAAATCAAACTGTAAATAATCCTACAGATAATCAGAGAGATAGATCTGAGGAAATCTGGGATATGATTTTTGATCAGGAACTACATCAAATGGATGTAAAAACAAATGATGCATTGATTTACGAAATAAAAAAAACTAATGCCTAATTGGTGTTGGAACAATTTACAAGTAACGTGCACAGAAGAGCATGTTGCTGAACTACAAGATTTTGTAGAAAAATCCACAAGTATCAAAGATACAGAGTTCTCTTTCGAGGGGACTTTGTTTCGTGGTGATCGTGAAGACTGGTACAACTGGTCTTTAGAAAACTGGGGATGTAAATGGGATGCGTGTGAACCATATATAAATGAATCAGAAGCACAATGTTTTAACGTTAGCTTTGATTCAGCATGGAGTCCGCCATGCAATTGGATTCAAAACATTATGCATAAGTATAAAAACCTAGAGTTTGAACTTGAGTATGAAGAACCTGGCTGTTGTTTTGCTGGTATATTAACAGCACACAAAGCAGAAGACATTTTTATTGATGACTTTTACGACACGGATTCAGCATCAGAATGTTGTGAAGCAAAAGTGTTTTACGAAGATGATGAAGATTACACACTTGATTCACAAGAATTTCAATGTTCTAAATGCAAAGAAGAGTGTGAAACTATTATGCTAAAAGCTGATACTATTAAATAAAATTAATTAAATTTAACACCCCAAAATTATGAGATGCACGATGAATTGATAACATACGAGTTGGAAGCAGCTCTTTTAGGTAAACTTATAACTCATCCAGAACTTTACTATGAAAACGCACAGAAATTGAGTCCTAATTTATTTCAGGATCAGTTTCATAAAAGTGTATATGAAAAGTTTTTGGTTATGCAAGCAGAGCAAAAAGATATAGATTTAGTTTCTATGTCTGTTGCTTTGTCTTGTGATAGCAATCAAAGAGTTAGACTTACTAGTATACTTACAAGTGAACAACACTATGTAAGTTCTATTAAGTCTTGCGTAAATGAATTGCATGAGCTAAGTAAAAAAAGAAGCTTGCATACACTTATACTTGAAGCAAGTAATAAGTTTCACAACAACGAACAAGCAGATGAAATTATATCTTATATGAATAAGATTAATGCTAAGCTAATGGTTGTTGAAGATGGTGATATAGCTGACATACATAGTCAAATGAAATATTTTCTTAAAGATATTGATAAGAGAATAGCAACAGATGGTATTGTTGGTGTATCAACAGGATTTGGTAGTCTTGATGAATTTACTGGCGGATGGCAAGAAACAGATCTTGTAATCATAGGTGCTGCGTCATCTATGGGTAAAACAAGCCTAGCTCTTAATCTTGCATATAATGCAGTTAATTTAGCTAGTGTACCAGCAGTAATATTTAGTTACGAAATGTCTGTTAATCAGCTTATAATGCGTCTTGTGGCGCTTGAGTCTGAAATACCTATTAGGTGGATACAGAATGGACAGCTTAATGATGAGGATTTAAAAAGAATCCAAAACACAGCTAGTAACATTATGGATAAATCCATATACATTGACGAGTGTAAACAAACGTCTTTGAATTATTTATTATCTAAAACTAGACAGTATGTACATAGCTGCGGTATTAAGCTTGTGTTTGTTGACTACCTTCAACTTGTCACGGCAAGTACAGGATCAAAAGGAACTAGAGAACAAGAAGTCTCCAAAGTTGCTAGAGCACTTAAAAACTTGGCAAAAGAACTAAACATTACTGTTGTTGCGTTATCGCAACTAAACAGAGGTGTTGGTTACAGAGCTGAAAGTAAACCTACTTTATCTGATCTTAGAGAATCAGGCGAAATAGAACAGGCTGCTGACGTTGTTGCGTTAGTATACAGGCCTGAATATTACGGTATAAATACCGATGAAAACGGTGAGTCTACAGAAGGTCTTGCGCAGATTATATTTGCCAAAGGACGTAACATTGGTGTAGGCACCGTTAACCTTAAATTTATCAGCGAATTGACTAAATTTAGAGAAAATACTTTAGATTTTTAGAGTAATTTTTAGTAATTTAGCTCATGTCTGAAAACACAAAACTAAGGAAAATAATTACAGAAATTGCACTTGATTTAGGATTAGATAAAAAACTAGTTAGGCGAATACTTATATCAGTATTTAAAGAAATTGGTTTTGCTATCATACTAAGAGGTCGTCCTGTTATGTTCAGGAAATTTTTGAAAATTGTATTTGCAATACGTGCTGGTAAAAAGACACACGAAATGTTTAATAAATATGAAACACGAAAGAAATGACAAAATTAAAAACAGTTAACATTAAAGGTAAAGAATACGTTGAAGTTAACGAAAGACTAAAACACTTTAGATCTACATTTAAAGGCTGGTGTTTAACATCAGACGTAGTAGATTTAAGTGAAACTCGTTGTGTAATTAAAGCTACAATCTTTGATGAAAACGGAAACATACGTGCGACTGGTCATGCGTATGAAAAAGAAGGCTCATCTTTTATTAACAAAACAAGTTTTGTAGAAAATTGTGAAACATCAGCTTGGGGACGTGCTCTTGCTAATCTTGGTATTGGCTTAGATACCTCTGTAGCATCTTATGAAGAAGTTGCTAATGCTGTTACACAACAAGCTGCACCAGCAGTTAAGCCAAAGCTTGATGAAACTAAATTTAACAATATGCTTAAAGCTATTGAGCAAGGTAAGGGTGATGCTGTAAAAGCTAAACTTTCACAATACGACATACCAGAACATATGTTGACAGTAATAAACGAAAATTTAAAATCAAAGTAATATGAGTAATATAGTAGCATTCAACTTAGCTTCTTGCAAGGCAGGAAAAACTAACATTACAAAAGAATCTAAATGGCTTAAAGAAGGCGCACATAGATGTCAAGTTTTAAGTCTTACTAACTCTAAAGATA